CTTTATCCACGGAGTATAGAGGTTTATCTCTGATTTTACCCTCAACAGGAAGACACCCGTCAATTGTCATTGGAACTGGAAATACATGTTTAACATTATCATCTTCTATGAAGTCATGCGCAGTCATTAAATCCTGAAGTATTTCGACACTATTACTAAAGTCAAACAACCTCTTACTGTTCCTCACTTGGTGATATCCAATTACTATTGGATCCCCTTTACCTGCCTTCATTGCTGAAAACTGAGCCCTAAATGACTCGAACTCATTAGGTCTGTTTGGGTCTACGTATCCTTTAACTTCTTTTTTACGAGAATTAAACCCTTGTATCCCTAACTTCCTAATGTACTTAGACACTGTAGGGGAACTAAATATCCCCCTACTTGTCTTAACCTTACTATTTTTTAAAGAAGGCACATTGCCTGGTATGAATATCATACCAGTGTAATCTACACTTTTTTTTCTTTTAAAAATTTTTTCATTACTTTCCATTACCTTTGCATATTAAACTAATTAAAAGAGAAAGATCTAATTTACTTATTTCTTTACCTGACTCTTTTCTGTCCCATAAAACAACTGTACTTCCTGAGTTGTCTTTTTCGGAATCATTATAGAATATGCAGTTACCTGAAGCAATTATATGTTTCTCAATAAACTCATCTTCATGAATAGTATATCTCCATATATGATTATCTCCTTCAGCAAAACCTAAATCAGACAAGATAGAAAGATCCGCAACTACGTTAGCATACTTGTCTTGATCTATTTTAGGTTTTTTTCTAACTAACATATTCAAATTTACTATTACTTGAATTATAAGTAACGCACTGCCTGTTAGCTTTGTATCTATTAAAGGCATTAGAATCATCATCATCTCTGCTGTAATATCCACCAAATCTAGTTCCACCAACTCCTACCCAGAAAGTCTTCTTGTCATAAGTACTACACCTATCTTCTCCGTCTGTAATAATCACAGAGTTATTTCCATTTTTCTTGATTTTAGATATCACTTTCTCAAAGTCTGTACCTCCTGATTTAGAAAAACTTAAAATAGTCAACTCATTGACATTATCTATCTTATATAAAGATCCGTCAAAGAAATATAAATTATCTATCATTCCCATTCTGAATAGAACCATAGCTATACCCTTGACTAGATCTATCATTCGTATTCTAGTTCCCTCAAAAGTCTCTTGACTATTCATTGAACCAGAGCAATCAAGAAATAAATCAATTTTCCCTTTATAAACTCTAGTTTCATTTCCAACATTCATCAATTCAGCGTTTTTAAATATAGGATGAAGAAACTCCAATCCAAATAGATCTTCACATTCTTCACACTCAAACAAGCTTTCCTCTATAGTGTTGAATTTATTAGAAAAATAGTTCTGGGATTCATTTAAGATCTTTTCCAACACCTTTCCAATACTCTCCTTATTAATAGACACTCTTGACAATGCTTCTTTTAAGCTATCGATCTTTTCAAGAAATTCAGGCTCGGAATTAGACAAATCTTTCATTGCTTCTTTTCCAAGTTTATCCTCCATGTCTTTAATTTTATCATCAGCTTTATCCATTGCTTTCTGAATATCTTCTTTTGCATTATCAAGAGCCTTATCTACAGAGTCTTGATGAGATTCTCTTGACCCAGATCCAGAACCTTTTCCTGCACCTTTATCATTTGACTCAGAGTCAGATCCACCATTACCTTCTCCCTCACCTTGACCGGATGCATCGCTCTCTCCTTCTCCTTCTCCTTCTTGATCACCAATACCGTCTTGACTCTCTCCTTTTTCCTGTTGTTCTTTCTTTACTTCGTCATCAACCTTCTGTAAAACCATTGCTAGCTCTCTAGTAAGTATTTGAGTAAATAAAGGTGAGTCAACTGTTACAACTTTAGTAAGTGAATTGTAAACCTTATCAAGGACTCTGTGTCTAACATCATTAGCTTTGTCTTTTTGACGTCTTTTTATGTCTTTATTTACATATAGACTATATACATCATTTATCAATTCTTGAGGTAAGGTGCACTCTTTACCTGTTTCTTTTTCAACGTAATCTCTTACAGCAAGAAGCCTTCTCTCTTCGTAACTAGTAACCCCTGGCATAACAACATGTCTGTCTTTTCTAAAGCCAAACAAGCCTTCTTCAGTATTACTAAATCTTCCGTAAGGGTCAAAAGAAGGCGCTTTTAATGTCGCCTTCTTACTGTCCCCTTTTTTTCTTCCTAAGATACTCATTAGAATTGGTTAATAATTTCAGGATCATCAGATTGCAAGAAGTTTAATTTCTTTTCTTCTTTCGCTATCTTTTTCTTTAAATCCTCATGATCTCCTGGTGTTAGTTTACCTGTAGCTTGAGCAACCGCAAAAGCTTTTTCTAACTTGTCATACTGCTCGTTGTATCCCTCATTAGAAACACACTCTCCAATACCATCAATAACGTCATAAAGCTCTCTAATCTCCTTAATAACTAATGTTTTAGCAAGCTCTTTACCTACTGACTTATTAACTAGTAATTCAGCAGACTTAATAAAAGCCTTATCTTCACTTAATCCCCAAACACACATTACATTTTTTACCAATATTGGTAAAAAAGAAAGAGCTCTATCAGATAATTTTGAATAAATTAAATCAATAGTTTTCTTAAGCTTATCAGGAGATAATGATATTGCTAATATATCAGATTCATCTGGAATTTCAATTTCATGATTTTGAGAATGATCTTTACCACCTTTAGAGTAGTACTTTAACATATCTGAAGGGCTTAATCTACCAACCTCATGTGTTATTAAAAATCTATCCCAAAAAGGAGAGTCTTTCTCATCATCTGGAATCTCATTACATGTAGCAATGAAATTATCCCAAACACAATCAATCTGGGCAGTACCATTAAATAGCACTTTTTCATTCATAATACCTAGAAGACTGTTTCTTAGACCTGCCGAAGCTTTATCAATTTCATTAATTATGACAACACCAGCTTTTGTAACAGGGGAATTAATCTGGTACTTGTTTGTAGTTGTTAGAGCTTCTAAATCAACATTACCTTTTATAGCATTGCTTTTAGTACCTTCATCTGTTTCTAAGAGGAATAAATCACCATCATTAATTTTACCACCTAATCTTGCTTTAGCAAAATCTATAACTGCTGCTGTCTTAGCAACACCTGGAGGCCCTATCAATAAGATTGGTAATCTTAAAGCCTCTCCTAGAGCCATTACTCTGAATGTCTCGTCTTTTTTCATTAAATTTGTTACTATTTTTCTTTTTTGCATGATTTACAGTTTAATCGTTATGTTAATATTTTTTTTATTATTATTTTTTTAAGAAATGATATTCATTGAAATACTCATTTTTACTATATATAGGTTTTCTTGGAGGAATACCATCACCATCTAAAACAAAATAAGCTATTGAGTTTTTGTTTTTTTTGTAACCTTAAAACTTATTATGTAATAGGGAATATTCTTGTCTTTTGTGTAAGTATTATTTTTAAAATAAATTTTATCACCTATACATCTCCCATTCTTATCAGCTTCAGTTCGTACTTTTTTTCTTTTAGGCAACATTATCTTTATTTTTTATTAATACTGTCTCTCATTATTTTGAGAAGCATATTCCTAGTATTTGTTTCACCTTGAATTTCCCTAAAATCTGAAGGGTCTTTTAATTTAAAAAAGCTTGGCACTTCTATTTGAATTAAATCAAATTTATCACATATCTTCTTACCTGCAGTCCTTCCTGGATTGCCATGTTTCTCGCTATCATTATCATATAGCACAAATACATTCTTAAACCTTTCTTTAAGCTCTTTGATAACAATAGGTTTAGGATTAACTCCTTCACTCTGCAGAGAGCAAGAAGTGATATCATCTGATTTAAATATTTTTTTAATAACCGCGGCATCTTTCCTGCTACTTGATATTATTAAGACATTACCTTTGTTAGGGAGTTGTGTCCATAATTCCCAAGTAGAATAATCATTGTTATTTAACCACTTATTAACAACACTGTATGGTTGATATATTTTAAATGTCTGAATACCATCTTTTTCTTCAATAAATGCATAAGCATTCTTTTCAGCTACTTTGCAGTATCCATTAATAAAATAATGAGATATTGGATATATCTTACAATACTCTAATTCTTTAATAGAGAGACCGTATTTATCAAACCAATACTCTTTATCAATCTTACTCCAAGTGCGAACACGGACTCTTATTTGAAGCCTATTAGCCTTTAATCTATTAAGTTTAGTTGAATCAATTTTCCTCCTTGTTGGAATAGTAGAAACAGAATGATTAGTCTCGAACTGATTAAGATTAAAATCAGAAGCAATCCTATTAAAAGCCTCTGTTCTTCTACTTAATTTAAATAGCCTCATAACGAATACGAAAGCATCACCAGTATCTCCTGTTGAGAAGTCTTTAAATAATATCTTTCCGTGATCATTACTAAAGAATAAACTAAAAGAAGGCTTAACGTCATCTCTTAACGGACTATTTATAGGTTTGGATGGTAATCCACCTAAGTAATAGTCAAATATTTCAGAATCCTTTACATTGTCTAATATATCTTTTTCATTAGGCAGTTTTTTAATTTCATTACTCTTACCAAAACCCATATATGTATGTTTTAAATTAAAAAAGAGGATACATACGTATCCCCTTTTGACTTTCTATTACTATTTTAGAGATTAATCCTCTGACATCCAGTCAGCATTGTCAGCAAACTCACCTTCTGTATCTGCTGCTTGAGCAAAAACATCTATTTGGTTAGAATTATCTGCAGTGATTTTAGTTGCCCCTATCACGAATTCTCTCAATTGATAGTCAGACGCTCCAAAATCAACATTTCCAAATGCTCCAGCCTCTTTAGACTCATTCACATCTTTATCTAAATACTTATATTTAGTAGCTTTTGTACTAGATTTAGTATATTGACGCAATGTATGTCTGTTAAATACAGCTTGAACTAACCCACCATCAGTCTTGGTTTTAACTCCTAGTAAGATACCAACTTTATTATTAGTTCCTCCAATGATTTTTCTTAATAAAGATACATCACCGGCAAAAATTTTAACCCACTCTTCTCTTGAAATCTTAGCAAACGCATCACTTGGGTCAGCTAATTCATCAATTTTAAATGGTAAATTTAAAAGATTTGTAAGAAAAGCAACTAACTCTTCTTCTCCTCTTTTAGCAACCTTAATTTCTGTTGCATTATACCAATGCATGTTGTCAGGCATTACTTTGTTGCTAATAGCATCCTGTGTTAGCCAAGTTGCTTTACCAAACGCATTAATAACCTTAAACTTTCCAGTCTGAGACTTGTGATGAGTGTTTGCAACATAAAACTGCGCTTTAGTTGTAATATCTCCCTCTTCGTTAGCTAGATAAAAATCTAACCTAATCTGTGGCACCTCTCTCTCTCCGTCACCATCTTCTACCTTGGTAGTCCCAATATACTCTGGGTCAAAGTTTAATTCACGACCATACATGGTCTCTAACTCCGCCTTAGTTGGGTTTACACCCACAACTTTAAAGTTCTCTACTCCTGTAAATAACTTTCTAGCTGCTACTTCCTGCACATCTTGACTTGCTCCAAATCCACTCATAATCTTATTTATTTTTAAATTTTAATATTTATAATTGTTTAATAATTACTGCTTATCTAATTAAGTAGTAGTTGAAAATTCTTTAAAATGATTTTGATCTTTCAAGAATATACTCTTGTTTACTCTCATTCATTTCAATTATATCTTCTTTTTCATCACTTTCATTAAAGTTAAAGTCATTTCCATTTCCAGTTGATACTTCAACTTCATCATCAATCTCATCAATCAAACTATCTGATCCATTAGATGAGTCTTCATCTTTATTACCTGTAATAATATCCATGCTAAAAGAATCAATACCATCAGCATCAAATGAATTCAACTGGAACTCATTCTCTACATCTTCATTTAACTCTAAAAATTTAGAGATTTCTTTTGAAATTGTAGAAGAAGATATAGCCTTACCTTTCTCTTTACTTCCTTCGAAAGAAACTCGATTCTTTGAAGTTTTGTAAGATGTCAAGTCATGACCAGAGCTTATCATGTCTAGATTTGAAATTAAAACTTGACTTACTCCATTTTCATCAAGAGCGCTACCAAATACAATGTTATTAACTGATCCGCTTTCTAAACTTAATAGTAAACATGCGCTATTGTTAAATAGCAATCTCCTACTCTTACCGCCTTCTTTAACTGCTTCTATTGTAATTACAGCTAAATCAGGATACTTTTCATTTGTTGTCGGGATGTCAGAGACTCCTAGTCTTCTTGATCCAAAAATAATATTCATAATATATTTTTTATTTGTTTTTTTTAATTAAAAAGAGGGAAGGTTAACATTCCCTCCTGTACATCACTAATGATTTTTTATTATAATTAACCTTCTTCGTACTTAGCGATAGACTTCAATACAGCATTCATATCATTAGGGATTGTTAATCCTGAGAACATATCTTTTGGACTCTTAGCCATATTAGTTGTATTGTTTTGAGTCATAAACCCATAAACAATTTCGTTACCTTGCTTTTCAACTACCGTCTCTAAGATGATAGCAAACATTCCTTCTGGCTTAACAACGTCTTGCACTAATTTTCCACCTGGAACTCCAAATACAGTCTTATCTGTACCGTTAAAACTTTTAACTTCCGTATGAGCCATAACAATAACAGTTAGGTCATCTCTAAGTCCATCAATCATTTTTAATGTCTTATAGACATTATCCCCCATCTCTGTAAACTTAGCGTATCCAACAGTTTTAGCTTTCTCCATAAACTCACCAATCATAGCGTATGTAATTGTGTCAAGAACTACAGTTTTAATATGAGGTAAGTTTTTAGAGATATACAACATTCCTGACTGTATTTTCTCCCAATTTGTTGTCTTTAAGAAGTTACAAGTTGATGGATTAAACATACCTGATTCAGGGTCTTTCATTATATAGTTTTTTCTCCACCCTCTAAAAGGAGGGGCTTTTTCATCTGGACATATAATGAATGTCTCTTTTGGGTTTAGCGTATGCAGCGAAAATGTCTTTCCTGTACCACTATAGCCTGTTACTAAAATCTTACTTGCCATTTATTTTTGTTTTTTTTTATTTTCATGTTCTTTATTCTCCTTGATTGCCTCAACAAGAATAGTCTTAGCTAATAAAAAAGCCATCTCTCTTTCTGAAAAGTGAGCCTCAACTTGTTGAGCAGCATATCCTACTGGATTAGCATCAACCTCCATATTCGCAGCCTTTTCTAAAGATTTATAGAAAGACTCTGTCCTATTCATAAAGGACTCTCCATTTGCATCTAGACCACAAGACTTTAGGTCTGATGATTCTTGCAAATCATACTTATTATAAGTAGGTTTTTTAATTGTTTTTCTTTCGAAAAAATCTTCTGCCATTTATCTTCTATTTTAGAATTAATTGTAGTGTTTTATTAAGTTGCTAAGATACAAAATATATACTTAACAACCTAATTAAACACATTAAAATCAGTATTTTAACTGAATTTCTTATTGATAATCTTATAAGCTTTTTTCCAACCAGGAAACCCGCCTAAGTTCTTATCATCAATGTATACATCTGCAGATACTTTTCTAGTATCTGAATTGTAAAGCTCAATTAAATGAGGAAAATTACAATTAATGTAATGATAAGGAATGTTTCTTCTTCTTAAGTATCCAATAGCCATTCCTAAAGCTTCGTTACTTCTACACGTGTTGATTACAACTCCGTAACCCTCTTCTACTAATTTTCTTATAGTATCTCCGGCATCATCCATCTCAGGCCCTAACTCTGGAAAAGAGCTATTGCATATTGTGTGATCAAAGTCTATTCCTAATATTCCTTTAAAAGGAAGACTGTATGTTTTTATTTGCGACATGTTTTAAATATTTAAAAATTAAATAAAAATAGATAAAACTCCCATAAAAAGTATCACTAAAACAACACTAATAGAAATAAACATACCTACACCTCTATATAGGCTAGATTTATTCTTCACCATCTTTTTTTTTGTTTTTTGTTAAATTACCATCAATATATCTATC